AAGATTGTAAAAGAAGTTAAAGACTTACCAAAAGATATCGAGAAGAAACTTATTGAGCCATTAGAAAGACCTGTCAAGAAAGTTATCAATAAAATTGAAGATATTGGTGCAGACATAGTTGAGCCTTTAGAGAGACCAGTTAAGAAGTTAACCAAGGAAGTTGTTGAAACTGTAACAGGAACAGAAAAGCCTGAAGTCACACCAGTGATTACACCTGAAGTTACACCAGAAGTTGTTGAAGATGAAAAGCCAACTATTATGACAAGATATGCCACTAGAGGAAAAAGATCAGGTCAGGCTGGTACAATCATGGAAGGCTATGGCGTAATACAAAGAAAGAAATCAGGAAGAGCCGTAACATAGGAGATAGCAATGTCATTCTTAAAACCAAAAGTATATGTTCCACCACCACCACCAGTTCCAGAGGAACCTGCTAAAGCTGATTATGAGAAGGCTGCTGCATTAGCTGGAGAAGCTGAAGCAACAGAAAGAAGAAAGCGTAGAGGTCGTGGCAGTACAATAGTTGCTGGACAGCTAGGCGAAACATCTACCAGCATGGGCAGCACAGGTGGTACACCAACTTTATTAGGATAGAGCTATGATGAATGTCAAAGATATAGTTGCTAGATTTCAACACGTTGAAGGTCAGCGAGATAACTGGAACAACCATTACCAGGAGTTAGCTGATTATATGCTGCCAAGAAAGGCAGACATAGTTAAGAAGAGAAGTCGTGGCGAAAAGAGAATGGAACTTATCTTTGATGGCACAGCTTTACAGGCAGTTGATTTACTATCATCTAGTTTACATGGGATGCTGACATCAGGTGCTACACCTTGGTTTCACTTGACAATGAAAGATGAAGAGTTAGGTAGAGACGAAGAAGTACAAAGGTGGTTAGAGGATTCATCACAAAGAATGATGCGTGCCTTTACCATGTCAAACTTTGAAACAGAAGTCCATGAGATGTATGTTGACCTGGTTGTGTTTGGTACTGGCTGTATGTTTGTGGAGATGGATGACAAGACTTTACGTTTCAGTACAAGACATATATCTGAGTTTTACGTTACAGAAGACCAATATGGTATAGTTGATACTGTTTTTAGAAAGTATGAGATACCTGCAAGGCAAGCTGTACAAAGATTTGGCATTGATAATGTCGGTGCATTTATTGCTAGAACATTTGAGAAGAAGCCTGATGAGAATGTAGACATACTTCATGTTGTGATGCCTAGAGCAGATAGGGATCCTACGAAAAGAGATAATAAGAATATGCCGTTTGCTTCTATGTATATCTGCATGGAAACAAAGATGATACTGGCAGAGAGTGGTTTCCAAGAACTGCCTTACGTTGTACCACGCTTCTTGAAGGCAACTGGAGAGGTGATGGGGAGATCTCCAGCAATGGTTGCGTTGCCAGATGTTAAGATGATAAATCTTATGTCTAAAACAATCATACAAGCGGCACAAAAAATGATAGATCCTCCACTACTAGTGCCTGATGATGGGTTTTTGCTCCCTATAAGAACCCAGCCTGGGGGTCTCAACTTTTACAGATCAGGTTCCAGAGATACGATTACACCATTACAAACAGGTGCTAATATACCTATTGGACTGAATATGGAAGAACAGCGAAGAGCAGCAATTCGTACTGCGTTCTTCGTTGACCAACTTTTAAGTGGCAATCAGCCAAACATGACAGCCACTGAAGTTATACAAAGGCAGGAAGAAAGAATGAGAGTGATAGGTCCTGTTCTTGGTAGATTGATGAACGAGATGTTAAGACCTTTGATTGACAGGGCGTTTGCTTTGATGCTTCGTGCTGATATGCTTGCTGTTCCACCAGAGATATTGCAGGGCATGGATATAGATATTGAATATGTATCACCACTTGCCAGGGCACAGAAGTCTAGCTCTGTTAATGGTGTGATGAGAGCGTTAGAGATATTGATGCCGTTGTCACAACAGTTACCTGTAGGAGACCACATTGATCCTGATGGATTGGTAACTTATCTAACAGAAGCGTTAGGTGTTCCAAAGAAAGTATTGAAACCTCAATCAGCCGTTGATGAGGAAAGAGAACAGCGTGCAATGATGCAGCAAGAGCAGATGGAAAGGCAAATGGAGCAAGAAGATGTTGCTACAGTCGGTCAGGCTGCACAAGCTGTAAGAATGGTGGGTGCAAATGAATGACCAGATAACACAGCTAAAGGTAATGTATAGAGATACCTTTGATGATAATGCTGGTAAGAAAGTTTTGGAGGATTTGGAGTTGCGTTGTAATTGGCGTGCTTCAAGTTATGTAGCTGGAGATGCCAATGCTACAGCCTTTGAAGAAGGTAAAAGGGCAGTAATACTACACATATATAATATGATGAAAGAGGAGTAAATATGTCAGAACAAGTTGCTGAACAGGTAGCCGAACCAGTACAGCCTTCAGTTATGGAGACACCAGCTGAAGTTGCACAAGGTGGGTCTGGTAACAGTTTCATGGAAATGATACCAGAAGAATTAAGGGAGCATCCAAGTTTATCGCCAATAAAAGACGTTGGTAATTTAGCTAGGAGTTATGTAAACGCACAGAGATTAATTGGTAGTGATAAGATCCCATTGCCAAAGAATCCAACAGACGAAGATTTAGATAACATTTACAGTAAGTTAGGTAGACCAGAGACACCAGAAGGTTATGAGTTGCCTGTTGATGGTAATGTTATTACAGAAGAAGTTGCACAACAATATGCAGACATTGCACATAGTCTAAGACTTACACCACAACAAGCACAAGGTGTATTGGACTATTACAAAAGCACAGTTGCACAAAGTTCAGAAGCTATGCAAGCTCAAGCAGAAGAGCAAGCTGAAGCTACAGCAGCAGAACTCCAAAGAGAATGGGGTCAGGCATTTGAGCAAAAGGTAACGGCTGCAAAAGAAGTTGTCGATCAGTTTGGTGGTAGTGAATTGCTACAGATGAAGCTAGAAGATGGTACATTGATTGGCAATCATCCAGCTTTTATCAAAGCATTTGCTGCTATGGGCGAGTTTAAGTCTACTGTTACAAGCGAAGATACTGTATCTGAAAACGCTGTAAATAGACAATATACACCACAAATGGCACAACAAGAAGTTGATGCTATGATGAACGATAAGTCACACGCTTACTGGAACAGGAAAGATCCGATAGGCAGACAACGTGCAGTGGAGCGTATGCAAGAATTGATGGGTTATATTCATGGATAGTGAATTAACATCAACAGAGATCCGTTTGGAATGTTTACGGCTTGCAGTTGAATTTGGTACGCAAAGAGATATGTTGCATCCAAGTAAACTTGCTGATATATATTACGAATGGGTTATGCAGGGTAGCTTGGCAACAAGTCCTCAAGACAATCGGAAAGACGATAGCCTGAAGTCGGCTCAAAAAACTAGGAGTGTCCGTAAAGGGTAGCACGCTGCAAACAAAATCAAATGTAACTTTTACTAAGGAGACTTAAATGTCAACACAAGTAACTACAGCGTTTGTTCAACAGTATTCTGCTAACGTGCAGATGCTATCTCAACAGATGGGAAGCCGTCTAAGAGATGCAGTTCGTGTAGAGAATATCGTTGGAAAGAACGCTTTTTTCGACCAGGTAGGCGTTGCTACTGCTCAGTTGCGTACCACTCGCCATGCCGACACACCTCAGATGGACACACCACACGCAAGACGTAGGGTGAGTTTAGCTGACTATGAGTACGCTGATTTAATTGATGACCAAGATAAGGTTAGAATGTTAATCGATCCTACATCTTCTTATGCAATGGCTGCTGCCGCTGCAATGGGAAGAGCAATGGATGACGTTATCATCTCTGCTGCACTTGGTACAGCTTTTACAGGCGAAACAGGCTCAACATCTACTTCATTTGCTGCTGCTAACCAGATTGCAAATGGTAGTGCCGATATGTCTATTGCTAAGTTAATTGAAGCTAAGAAGATTTTAGATTTAGCTGACGTTGATCCTTCAATACCAAGATATATTGCTGTTGGTCCTAATCAGATTGAAGCTCTATTAAACACAACATCAGTAACAAGTTCTGACTTCAACACAGTTAAGGCTCTTGTACAAGGTGATGTGGATACATTCCTAGGCTTCAAGTTTATCGTAACAAACAGACTATCGATTGCATCTAATATCAGATCATGTTTTGCTTGGGCAGAAGATGGTATTGCTTTAGGTGTTGGAAAAGATGTCAATGCAAGAATAGATGAGAGAGCCGATAAAGGTTACTCAACTCAAGTTTATTACTGCATGAGCATTGGTGCTACTAGAATGGAAGAATCCAAAGTAGTACAAATCGACTGTGATGAATCAGCTTAAGGGAGAGTGAATAATGACTACAAAGAACACAACTCTTGTAAGTAACTTCGAAGCTACTCCTCAAGTTATTACAGAAGCTCATTCACTACATGGCGTTTTGCGTGTAGCACAGGGCACAGTTGCATTAGCTGCTGGTGATAGTACAGACAATGATATTGTTATGCTTGCACCAATTCCTTCTAATGCGTCAATCACAGCATTAAAGATTGCATCTGACAGTTTAGGTGGAAGTTGTACTTTTAATGTTGGTTTGTACACAACAGGTGGTACTGTTGTAGACGAAGACGTATACGCAACACTTGTTGCTGACGAAGGAGCTATGACAGACGTAAGATCTGAAGCAGACATCACTACAGTTGGTCAGCAAGTGTGGGAAGATGCAGGTGCTTCATCTGATCCTGGTGGATACTATTATGTTGCAGTAACATTTAGTGCAACAGGTGGTACAGCAGGTGATATGTCATTTGTTATAGAGTACGTTGTTAACTAAAACATTTGTGGGGAGCAGTTAATCTGCTCCTTACTTTCAGGAGTTTTATATGCCGTCAGTTGTAGACATTTGTAATGAAGCTATGGATTTACTTGGTGCAGCAACAATAACTGCATTAACGGAAAACTCTAAAGAAGCACGACTTTGTAATAGAAGATTTGAAACAGTATGAGATGCTGTTCTAAGATCACATCCTTGGAATGTAGCTATATCAAGGGCAACACTAGCAAGAGACAGTGATGCACCACCATTCGGATTTAGTTTTCAATATACATTGCCAACAGACCCTTATTGCTTAAGGGTTCTTTCTTTTTGGAACTCAAACGTAAATAATGAGGTTGCTGCGTATGACAGCAATGTAATGTATAAGATAGAAGGCAGAAAGATACTTTCTAACGAAGGTACTTGTTCAATAATATATTTATCTAGGGTAACTGACACAGAGCAGTTTGATCCTTTGTTAAGCAGCACGATTGCACATAAACTTGCAGCAGAAACAGCCTATGCCATAACTGGCAGTAATGCTTTAGCACAATCTATGTATTCTTTATATCAAGCACGATTAAGTGAAGCTAGAAGCATGGATGCACGAGAGGGTTATCCAGAACAAATACAGGCAGATACTTACACTAACGCAAGGTTCTAATATGGCTAGAGTATCGTCAATCATCACCAATTTCAGAGCAGGTGAGATATCGCCACGCTTAGAAGGTAGGATTGATTTACAGAAGTATAATGAAGCTGTAAAAGACCTGAATAATATGATTGTATTTCCACAGGGAGGTACAACAAGAAGACCAGGCACATACTACGCAGGAACAACAAAAGATGGTGGTCAAGTAAGACTAATTAACTTTGAGTTTAGTGATACGCAAGCCTATGTGTTGGAGTTTGGTAATAACTATATTCGTATATTCAAAGATGGTGGCTTAGTCACAGAAGCTACCACAGCAATCACAGCAATAACAAAAGCTAATCCAGCAGTGGTCACAGCTAACTCACATGGCTTGAGTAATGGCGATAGAGTTTTTATTGCTAGTGTTGGTGGAATGACAGAAGTAAACAATAGAGAGTTTACTGTTGCTGGAGCTACAACAAACACATTTCAGTTAAGTGGTATTGATAGTTCTGCTTTCACAACATACACAAGTGGTGGCACAGTTGGGAAAATAGTAGAAGTTACAACGACTTACACAACTGCACAGCTATCTACAATTAATTATGCACAGTCAGCAGATGTTTTGTATCTAGCACAAGAAAGCCATGCACCTGCAAAGCTCACAAGGGCAAGCGATACGTCATGGACATTAACAGATATAGACTTCAAAGATGGTCCTTGGTTAGATGAAAACATAACTAACACAACATTATATGCTTCAGCAGACACAGGCTCTGTAACACTTACAGCTTCTGCCAGTTTGTTTACTAGTTCTGATGTAGGAAGGTTGGTTAGATTTCGTGAGATATTAGAGATACACCATGACGAATGGGCGGCGTCTACAAGTTATGCAGATGGTGTTACTGTTCGTTATAATGGTCATGTGTATGAGCAGGTAACAGGTAGCACACAAACATCAGGTAATACACCACCAGTACACTTAGAGGGCACTGAAACATATGGTGCATTAGATTGGGAATACAAGCATGATGGCACTGGATACTTGGAGATTACGGCATTTACTAGTGCAACTGTTGTTACGGCTACAGTAAAGAATGACACAGGTGTTTTGCCGGATCATGTTGTTGGTTCAGGCAATGCGACAAAGCTATGGTCTTTAGGTGCTTTTGGTGGGGATCAAGGATATCCTAGAGCTATAGGTTTTTATGAGGAAAGATTGTATTTCGCTGGTACAACAGGTCAGCCACAAACTATCTTTGGCAGTGTATCTGCTGACTTTGAGAACCATACACCTGGCACGAATGATGATGATGCGATAAATGTAACGATAGCATCAGATCAAGTTAACGTGATAAAGCATCTACTACCAGCTAGATTCCTACAGTTATTGACTACAAGTGCTGAGTTTACCTTGTCAGGTGGTGCAGGATCAGAGCCGGTAACACCTACGAATGTTAACGTGCTACGAGAAACAACATTTGGCACAGGTAATGTAAAGCCTTTGAGAGCAGGTAACAGTACCATACTCATACAGAAGGGTGCAGAAAAAGTAAAAGAGATAACCTTTGATTTAGACACAGATGGATTGTTAGGCGTTGACTTGACTGTTCTCGCAGATCATTTAGCTAGAGGTGGCTTGACTGACATGGTATGGCAACAAGAGCCTGAGTTATTGCTATGGTTTGTTCATGCTGATGGAAGATTAATAGGCTTAACATATGACAGAGCAAATGCTACAGTTGGTTGGCATGAGCATAGTTTAGGTGGTAGTGGTATAGTAGAAAGTATCACAGCGATACCTAGTGGTGCAGAAGACCAGGTTTATCTTAGTGTGAAGAGGACAATAGATGGATCAACTGTTCGACACATTGTATATCTTAAGTCATTATATTTTAATGATGATGTTGCAGATGCTTTCTTCGTAGATAGTGGATTAACATATGATGGTGGAGCTACAACGACCATTACAAGCCTAAATCATCTTGAGGGTGAAACAGTAACCATTTTAGCAGATGGTGCTGCACACGCCGATAAAACAGTTAGCAATGGCACAATTACATTAGATAGGAGTGCATCTAAGGTTCATGTTGGCTATGGTTATTCATCTTCACTGGAAACATTGCGTATGGAAGCAGGTGCAGAAGATGGTATATCACAAGGTAAGATAAAGAGAATACATGGCGTGACAGCTAGATTCTTTCAGACTGTTGGTGCAGAACTAGGTCCAGATACAGATAATCTTGACAGATTACCATTTAGAGATAGTAGTATGGCTATGGATGAAGCTGTACCTTTATTTACTGGGGATAAAGAAATATCTTTTCCATCAGGCTATGACAATGATGCAAAGATTGTTATAAGGCAAACACAGCCATTGCCAATGACAATATTAGCGATTATGAGAAGGTCTAATACGTTTGATGCTTAAGTTTAAGAAGTTTGAAAAAGAAGACTTGGATATGATTGAAACAAATTTTCATTTTCCAGAAAGCTCAAAAGCAGCTATGATGAAAGAAACTTGTTTGAGTGCATACACAGCAATGCAAGAAAGTAAGGTATTTATGATTGGTGGTGTATACGGATTGTGGGATAATGTAGGTGAAGCCTGGTTTGTGATGTCCAAGTATGCCTACGATATGCCAATATCAGCAGCCAAGTATTCCAGTTTACTATTAGATCATGTGCAAGAAGACAACGATTTACAGCGTATACAGGCAAGCGTTCATGCAAATGACAAACAAGCTATAAGATATGTTGAGTGGTTGGGTTTTGAGAATGAAGGTTTAATGAAGAAGTTTGGTCCTGATGGATCAGATTATTATCGTTTTGCGAGGGTGGCGTAATGGCAAACAGTATGTATGCAAATGATGCACAGGCTTCCATGTCTGGAGGGGGAGGTGGTGGCAGTGCTGCTGGTGCTGCTATGGGTCTTAGTGCTATTATGGGATTTAAGGCAAGTCAAGCTGCTGCAAAACAAGCAAAATTAACTGCTGAATATAATGCTAAGGTAGCAGAGAATGAGAGAATATTGTTGCAGCGTTCAGCACGAGATGAGCAAGAAAGGTTGCGTCAAGGCTCAGAGAAACTAATATCGTCACAAAGAGTGGCTGCGGCTAAATCAGGTGTTGTCACTGGTACAGGTAGTAATCTTCTCGCATTGAGAGATACATTTATGAAAACAGAGGAAGATGCAATCGCTATAAGATATGCAAGTAGTATACAAGAACAAGCAAAAACTGCACAAGCGGCTATGTTAAGGGCAGCAGGTGCATCAAGAGCTTCTGCAATAAAAACAGGTGCTTATGCTAATTTGCTTGAGGCTGGTGCAAAAGCAGCAACTATGATGGGATAAGATATGCCGAAGATACCTACATATGACCAACTTGGACAAAGAGTAAAAGCACCTACAACGCAGATTGGTGTTAGAGCAGATACACAAGCATTTGTTGGTGCACAATTAGCTACAGCAGATTTGTTTAAAAAGGCTGGTAATATAGCTTACGAATTTGGCATGAAAGAAAAAGAGGAAAATACTAAAGCTGCATTTGCTGAGTTAAAGACACAATACAATAATGAAGTTAATGATTTAATAAGAAACAGCAAGGCTACAAGCACATTAGAAGCTGAGAATGAGTTAATTGACTATAACAAAAAGTTTGAAAAAAATTATGCAAAAAAGAATTTAACACCTAATCAGTTAAAATCTATTAAGACACAAATGGTTTTACATCAAGGTGCTAAAATGCAAGTTGGTAAAAATTTAGCCTTTGACAGAGGTAGGGATTATAACTCAACACTTCACAAAAATGCCAGTAATAATCTTATAATAGAAATAAATAAATTACCTATTGGTAATCCTTTGCGTAACGCAATGGAAGATGAGTTACGAGAAACAATCAGTGTAGCTAACGAAAATGGCGAGACTGCAAACTTAGATTACAAAACAGTTGACCAGGCTTTTAATGCTATAAAAATAAACGATTACACCACTTTGTCATCCAACGCTCAAAGTGTTGAACAAATACAGGAATTGAAAAATAACTTAAAGAATGAAAGGTTTATGCCTGATACAAGTCTAAAATTAAACGCATTATTAGAAGCCGAAGAAAAGAGAGTTCATAGCGATTATGTAAATGCTATTACAAGAGACATTTTTTTAAGTAATGACAAGGCTTTGACAGATGAAAAAGAATTTGAAAAAG